TCTATCAATTTTATCAAAAGTTTCAATATCAGTAGTATAAGTTTTATGTCCTAATTCTTCAGCAACCTTACTAAAACTTCTTGATCCTGCAAACAATTCTAATATTTTCATTTTATTCCTTAATTAATGGAAGGTGCATAGTGTGAGTAGAGAGAAACATCACCCACAGGGATATGGGTGTGTAAATGCACCTTCCAATCATCCTTTAATTTATTTTTAATCCTTTAACACTCTCTATCAATATTATAAAAATGTTCATATTCATGTTTCCAATCAACAAAAGCATAATCCCATTTCTCTAAATATATATACTGATTTAAAAGTAAATTATAACCACCTTCTAAACCACAATATTCAGCTATTTCTCCAGTAGGGATATTTCTATATTCCCTTCTTTTTCCATTTATAAGTGGTCTTTCTTGTCCTATTAAGCATAACAAAAATTCCCTTTCCTTTGAAAATGAATCTATACAGAATTCATTATCATTGTCATTCTTAAATCTTCTTAAAAAAATATTTGGCTTTTCTTGTATTTTATCCTTTTTCATTTTATCCCCAATGCTTTCTTTTTATCATCATCAGTTGCTACATTAGCATCTGCTTCCATTAGTCTTTTCTTTTGGTTCTGATATTCCTTCTCAACTTGCAATTCTCTTGCTTCTATATCTTCATTAGATGGTTGAAATGTACTCTGAAATTTCTTTGAGTTGGAAATCCATGTTTGCATTCTCCTTTTAACAGCAAATATGCTTTGTTGTTCAAACCTCATTACCCTTCCACCATCATTATGCTCACTCCAGTATGATATAAAATCCTGAATATCTTTAGCTGCAACCTTCATATCAGCAATTTCATTTTCAACTCTTTTAGAAAAATCTGATTGTCTTTGTTTTATATCTTTAACCTTATCTATATCTTTATCTTTGTCCTTAAGTCTTATGAAAGACTTATCTAAGTCTATGTTATATTTACTCAAGAGTTTAATCACTGAAGCATGAACTCTAACTGATGGATTAAGTGGTAAACCATATTGAAATTCAATAAACTTGCTTAAATAGTACTTATTATCACCTAATTCTACTATGTTATCACCAAATGCTTCCATTATTTCAGATAATTCATAAACTTCTCCTATCTGGAAGGATAATAGATCAATATCACATTCCCACACACCTGCATGATTACATTTATTAATTAAATAAAACCAAACTATCTTCAATCTTAATGGTAACTTTCTGAACCATTGCTTTTCAAAAATGGTATTATCCATAAATCTCTTAGCCATATCTGTTTCTCCCTTATTCACTTTTTGTTATTATCCCTTTTTAGTCTTTTTACTAATGTATAAATCTACTGATTTTTCTACTATTTCTGATATAGTTGTTTCATTAATAGCACAATACAATCTTAACTTCTGATGGAGTTTTGAATCAATTTGTAAACTCTTTTTAATTTTCATTCCCAATAACTTCCTTTCATTGCTTCTTTTCTTTTTTGAGCATATTCTTTTGCAGCTATTTTTCTACAAGGAATACATTGATTTACAACATATCCATTATTCCATATCATATGCTTTTTCTGTATCTCTTTTTCACATCTCTTACATACCTTAGCTTTCATTTCAACAAATCCAGGAATGGTATTACATAGCACTTTTTAGGTGGATTATCTTTTGGTAATTCTTTAATTGGATAATTACCATCATTAATTAATTTAGACAATTTATCTATGGATATTTTTGCAAACATATCTTCATTGTTAAGAACAAATAGATAGACATCATAACCTTTATTCCATTTTTGATAATCAATTAAATCATTAACCTTTAGCCATAGATTTATCTTAATTCCTTTAACTTCAACTAATGAAAATTTACCATTTTCTACAACCATAAAATCAGGTGTTTTTCTTAAGCAAGAAGGTATATGATATAATAACTTAGCTTGATTTTCATTTTGAAATTTTACATCATCTAATCCATATTTAATACATATTCCACTACCATCTCTGTTATTATAATTAAACATATTAACAAAACTATCTTCAGTTTCCTTTGCATCTTGCATTCTTTTTTCTATTGGATCAGTTGAATTAGCCATGAAATATCTCCTCCCAATATTCTGCTACTACTTCACCTAAATAAAACACCATATTAAACATTGCTATAATTAAAGCTGAAATAAGAACTAAATCCAGAATTGTACTAAACATTGTTTGCTCTCCTTTTTGCTTCTTTAGTTGCCAACTCTCTCTGCCAATCTACCTTAGAACTCTGTGAAACCCATAAAATCCAACTTTCATCTTGTATGTCTTTCCACTTAACATCTCTGTATTTACCAAATCTACAAACTTCTTCACCTGTAAAATCATCATCATCATCAGGGATACCATCAAAGTCATCTATAACTTTTTGTTTAAATTTAACTTCTTGGTCCTGGAGATTAATCTTAGGTGGTGCAGGTGGACTACTTGGAGTTGTATTAGCTACTTTATTGTTTGGTTTCCAACCTCTTGGTAATGCCCACTTGCTGCCTTTTTTCTCTAAGTCAGCAAACATTGTTTCAGCAGAATATAAATCTCTACCTATTCCAAACATTACTGCTGCTCTTTTGAAAGCATCACTTGCTTCACCTTTAGCAGGTGCAATATCAGATTCAGTTCCACAATCAGATTTAGATATTTTAATACCATCTATATTAATTATAATTTCACAAAACAAAGCACCCTTTGCTTCATAAAATCTGTTTTCCCAAAATTCTGGACCTATAAACTTATCTAATGTATCTTGAACATATCTTGCATCTACATAAGACAATATAGTTGCTTTACCTCTATCCTTATCATAAACTGAACCAACCCTATATTTTATTTCAGATTTAGCTGTTGGTTTTTTTAATTGTTCTAACTTTTCTCTTGGTGTCATCTTATTTACCCTCATTTTTTTTTATAAAATATGTTTCAAAATCTTTATGTCTTGTTTCCTTTATAAATTCAATATACTCAGGTTGAAATTTAAATGGATTTGCAACTATATCTATAATCACACTTGCAGTATCAAATTCCTCAATATGTTCATTACCATATACATCCTTATACCATTTTAAAAACATTACAAATTTATGGCTTGTAACATCTATATTATATTTTAAATCTATTCCCATTATTTGTTTCTCCCTTGCTTTATTATTTATACTTTTCAATGTATGAATCAAAACACTTATTGATAAATTTAAAATCTTTTTCTTTTAATTCTGAAATATCCCTATGTTTTATAATTTCATTATAAAATATTTCATTTTGGTCATAGTTATTACACATTTTTTTATATGTAAGATTTTCTTCATTATAAATATTTTTTATAATTGTATCAATCATTTGTTTCTCACTTGCTTTAATATTTAATTTCATTTGTTTCTCCTTTTTGTTTTAATTGATTTACTCACTAAATCAACACTCCAATAATATAATAATATAATAATATATAAACCAAATGTTTTTTGTTTATAGAAAAGAAAAAGCCACAATTAAGTGGCTTCTTCCATCTCTGTGGGTTTTTGAGGATGAGGATCAGAGATTAAACTTGTTCTTCAAGCACCATACTAATGTCTAAAAATTTTGGATTGCTTTCTTTCATAGTCATTTTTGTTATTCTAACTATTGCCCATTGGTCTGCATTTTGACTATCTGATATATTAACAACAACAGGAAGGTGAGAACCTTGAGTATATTTCCAGACACTATTAAGAAAGTTTGGTGAATTTTGATTGTTATATAAACTTGAATTATCTGCACCTAATGAATAATCACTTGCAGTATCTTGATTCCAGTCATTATTTGTTATCATTTGGTTTTGACTAAGTATATCAGAATCATTCAACATAGACCAATTAACATTCCACTTCCTGATACCACTTCTCTGATTACCTCTGTAACTTTTATTTTGTCCTGATTCACTAAAATCATTTTCTAAGTCTGTCATTAATTCCCATGCAGGAAGATTTCCCCAATTAGATACTTTATCATAATTAAGTGTAGATAATGTCTTACCACTTATTGTTTTTTGCTGTTTTGAACTATAATCAACAGAATAAGATTGACCTACATTAACATTTATTGGAGCAGTCCAAGACTTCCCATATAATATTGATCCTATTCTACATAATTGTGAATCATTTATGAAATTAAACATCTTATCATCATCATCAGCACCAATATTAGCTGTTGATAAGCTCCAACCATTAAAACCTGGAACATTATTACTGCAATCATTAACAACTCCAATAGTATCAATACCATCTAATTTAAGTTGCTGTGTAGTATATTCAAAATTGTGTCCTAAAACCATACAAAAATCAGCTTCAGCATCTAATCTATCTTGATAAGTTATAATATCATCTTCTCTTACATTTAACTTATGCCATTTAGAAGGCTCTAAAGTAATCATACTTTTTAATGTTTCATCATCTATATTTTCTGTTGATGAAGCTACATTTAATCTTCCAATAGAATAAGAATATAAAGGAAGTGAAGGATAGAAAGTTAATTTATTTGCTAAACCATAAGAACCCATTAGTAACCTCTCTTAATTTGTTGCCCTTTTTTAAGGCTTTTTTTAGTTTTGTTAGTATCTATATCAAAATCAGATAATCTTGTTAGTCCTATATCTTTAGGAGATAATTTTGATAATCTCCTGCCTGTTTCTTTGGTATTAGTTACAACACCAGTATCAGGATCAGTAATTGATTTAAATTTTACAGCATTTACATAATTATTTGAAGCATCTAATCCATCTTCCCAATTACTACTATCTTCATCCCATACACTTTTTGATATATTCCAGGTATCTACTGATGGTTTATCTATATCAAGGTTATGTTTTTCTAAATCTTTATCTACCAAGTAACCATAAGTTATATTACAATAACCATTGTAGTTAAATAGTTCAGTTAATATTTCTTCTCTTTTGTTAAATTTTACAATAATAATTTTACTATTATTTTTACTTACTATATAATCTTGTGGTAATAAATTTTCTATAAATAGCTTTCCATTATAATGCAACTCTATTGCTTTATATTCAATATCAGTTTCAAGTTCTACTAATCTTTGATTTATTATTAATTTATTCATTATAAAGTATCATATCTACTAATGCTACTATATCTACTACATTTAAAATCTCATCTTCATTTATATCACCTAATTCACTATATTGATAATCACCTAAAATATTATTAACAACATCAACTATATCTACTACATTAATAATACCATTCATATCTGTATCACCATAAGGTATTTCTAATCCTTGTACATATATTGCACCTTCTTCTCTTTGTTCAGGTGGTAAATAATTATAGTTTCTTTGAGTAGGATATGTAGTATTAAATTCTCTTAAATTTGCTACATAAGTAGGTGCTTGACCAGGAAACAAAAATCCATGTTGTCCATCTGTGCCTAAATAATGTAGTTGAATTGCTTCTATTTTAATATTATTTAAACCAATACTAATTCCTGTTATAAGCCATAAAGGATAAATAGGTTGTCCATTTAGTATTTCAACTTTAGAATAATCTATTCCAAAGGCTTTTGTATTGTTAATTACTGGAATATGTATTACATCACCAAGTTTAGCTTTAGCCATTGATAATGGAAGGGTTATATCTATTATAAGATGTTGATTACATTTATTTAATAAATCAAAATTAGCAAATTTATTAGCAGTTGCAGTATCAGTATGGTATCTTAATTCTGTCTCTTTATATGAATTTTCTAATTTTTTATCATCTAATTCCTCAAAGTTGTAGTATTCATAACCATTATATTCAGGAAGCATATTTAAACTTTTAACACTAATTACACCTGTATCAAATGGATAATTATCTTTACCATTATCATATCTATAAAAATACTTAGCACTTGTTACTACATCTTCTCTTTTTGTTCTTGTTATTTTATAGTTTATAATATCATTGCTATCTATAATATAATCTATATCATCATAAACATATTTTGTTTTAGTTGTAATTAAACCAAAATTACCTTCTGCTGTGAATGTAAATAAACTCTGTGTTTCTTTTGATATATCTTCTAATAATTTTTTAGCATCTACTGATTCATCTAAACAAAATCCCATTTTCCAATCTGCATATATTTCTCTTGATTCAGTAAGTAAATCAGTATTAAAGAAATTAGGATCAAGTATATTATCTCCAGTTCCATATCCAAGTTCTCTTGATAATAAGTTAATAAATATATCTGTTGGCTTTTCTACTATTCCATCTGTTTGATATGGTACATCTAAATTAACAAAATTTTCAGTTTTTATAGAATCAAAATCTATGTGTGTCCATAGTTTTACCAAATAAGGTGCTTGTGTACCATATATATTAGGATTTTCATCCCATAAATATAATTCATTTCTTCTACCTGCATTAGAATTAACTCCTGTTGAACTTACTTCTGAACCTACATCTAAAATATCTTTGTTAATAGTATTTATTGTATCATCTAAATATGCAGTTAAATTATTTGTCCAACCATCTATTCCTTCATTAGTATCAGGGTCAAAATCAAATGAATCCCATTCATATAAAAATCCAGAAACTAAACTATCTGTTGCATCATCATCACTTAAATTGTCTTGATATAAATATTTAAATATTCTTCTTAATAATAACCTTCTGTATGAATCATAAACTCTTACTGAATCCAAAAAAGAATCAAGATAGTCATTTCCTGAGCCTTCTTCATAATATCTTGATTCCCCTAATATCCACTTACCATAAGCATCATAATTATAAGGTGGATTTCCTTCATTAAAGGCAATATCTATCCATGAAACATAACTTGGAGGAATACCATTAAAATAACTAACAAAAAAACTAAAAGTACTTGTATCAATAAACATTACTTTGTCAATAATATTTATATATAACTTTTTCATTAATCCATGAAGAACTAATTGTGTAATTTGTGTATTATTTACTAATACTGAATCATCTACATCAGATGTGTTTTTATTATATTCTCCTATAACTGCATAATCACCATTATTGTATGGATACATTCCATAGAGCCATTCATTTAAAAATGTACCATTACCTGAAGAAGTATATTCTGTATATTTATTAGCAAAATAATCATCCCATTCATCTATCAATGCTTCAAAATCAGGTAGTTGTCCATCTAATCCTAATGATGCTTCTCTTGGAGTTATAATAGCTTCATCTTGTAATGCTGTTAAGTTGTTTATATTTTCTGTTGAAGAATAATCTTTTCTTCCTTTAAGTGAAGCATAAAATGTTTCAGATTCATAGTCTGTTTTTTCAGTAATATAATTAAATGCTAAACTACTAAATCTGTGTCCTTGTATTCTTGTACCTGCTGGTGTAAATGGTTTTTCATACCATAAAACTCTATCTACTTCTATTGTATCATCAAAAGATTCTTTTACTATTGTGTGTTCAACATTTGTTAAATCTCTGTTAGTACCTTCTTTCCAATTTTTTATAATTGCAGCATTTCTAAAATTATGAGCTTGATTTGGATTTAATGGTAAAGTTGCATCACCTACATCTTCAAATTGTTCACCAACTGCATTATCATCTAAAATATAATCATTTTGTGTTACACCTGCTGAATTTTGAAAATTACTCTCAAACATTTTTAACCAAAAATCTGGATTAAATGGTTTAAAAATAGTACCTACATTTGATGTATTTGTTATTGATGAGTTTAAATTAGGATTACCATTTTCATCTAATTCAGTAAAATGTTCCATACTACCTGTTATTCTTATTAGTTTTTTATTTTTATCTAATTTGAATAATATCCATCTTGCTAATTTATCTTCTTGATAATCTATTGGTGGTAAGGTTATAGATTTTTCTTGTCCTTGTGATGGTTCTCTATACCATTTTTTTTCTAATCCAAAGTTATACCACAAAGCAGAATCATCTTCAGTTTGATTTACATCAGATGCTTGATTATCTAAAGAAGTTAAAGTGCTTTCTCCTGATAAATCTGAATATGCAGATAATGGAAATGTCCAACCAATACATATTATTGGAGTAGATTCATTTTCTCCTTCCATTTCTGGAAATATATATGGTCTATTTTCTAAATATTCTTCTTGAGTAACAAAGTTAGTCTGTGCATTTAATTTATCAAAATCTGTTTCATAAGGGAAATATACATAATCATCATCATCTTCTAAGTATATATAAAATGGTGGCATATCCATTGTTTTAGATGTATAAAAATTACCTGATATTGGATTACTATCATGTATCATAGATATAGATTTAAAGTTACTACTTGTTTTAATGTTTGTTTTATAGGTTATAGCAGGACATCTATCAACTTGACCAAATATCATTGGTATAGGTTGTTCATCATCTCTATCAATAATATTATCTTTTATTACTTGGTCTAAATCACCAACTTTATTTACTGGTAATTGTTTATCCTGGATAAATTGCTGTGTAAAATCTTCTGCTTGTATAGATATTGATTTATCTGTTTGGGTAATTCTATTTACTATTCCTGTAAACATAATAGAACAAGAACTATCACCTAAACTTAGAATACCTTTATTTAAGTCAATATTGCTTGTATTTGGTGTTTTATAGTAAAGTATAACATACTTACCTATAAATGAATTTGTTGGATTAGAACCATCTTTTAAAATATATGATTCTGAAGAAGTTAATTTCTTAGTTACATCATAATAATCATAAATAGAAAACCTAAATGTATTAATCTTTATTTTTTTATTATCATAATCAACATTATTTTTAACACCTGATATTTTGCTAATTATTTCTTTTGATTCTATTATGTTATTATCTGTATCTCTTATATGTACTTTTTTATTTGAAAAACAATCTAATACTTCAAATTTATCATCAACTAAATTAGCTACAACAACTATTGGTACTACATCTATTGCACTACCTTGTGTATCTTCTATAAAATTTTTACTTACTAAAGCCATTATACACCTAAATCTCCACCAAGTCTTAAGGCTTCTTTAATCTGAGGCAAAAGCATTGATTCAGTAAATTCTTCTGACATAACATTACCTGAAATATTTAAAGTAATTCCTGAACCTTGTGGTCCATTGATATTAGGATCACCACCTAATGGTGTAACCTGTACTCTTTCTTGTCCTGATGGATTATCACCTACCATAATTAATTCTGGACCTGATGTTGTATAATCTGCTCCTGTTGCAAATCCTGATATATTTTTTGCATAAGACAAACCTGCTGTAAGTCCTGCTGCTCCTGTTATTGCTCCTAATAGTGGACCACCTAATTTTGTACCCCACTTATATGCATCTTGTCCTATTCCCCAAGCATTTCTAAAGGCTTCTTTTATATCTCCAGATTTTTCTAATTCATTATGCTTTAGTATTTCCTCTTTTACTTTACCTTTATTTTTCAGCATTACTGCATCAATTTTTTCTTTAAATTTAGATGCTTTTTCCTCTCCCTTTATTGTGTCATCTACTTTCTTATTTTCTATTTCTGATGTTGATTTAGAAAGTGCTTGTTCCTGTATTCTTAAAGCAATTAATTCTTCTCTTTTTTCTACTTCATTATTTAAATTTTCAATATCTTCTTCAAATGTTTTTGTTTTTTCTACATGAAGTTCTTTTTCTCTTTCCAATGCCATTAAATCCAACAATTCTTGTTCATATTTTCTACTTGTTGATTGGTCAATTTTTTTAGCAATTAAATTTTCTAAACTTACTTTCCCTTCTGTTGCTTCTAATATTCTGGTTTCTAAATCAACTCCCTCTTGTACATGAGAATTTTTTTCTATTTGCAAGGCTACTATTTTTTCATTATCTAATTTTATTTTATTAGAATTTATTCCAACCCTTGTAAATACACCTCCCAGTTCCCTTATTGCTGTGCTTTTTTGTAGTCTTACATAAGATAATTCCAGTTGTGTTGTATCTGCCCCTAATTCTTTTAAATTTCTAATAGCAGTTTGAGCATCATCTTCTGCATTTTTTCTCATAAAATCAGCAACAGCCATTCCTGCAACAACAAACTTAGATGTTAAATTTTCTAATGCAGGTGATAATGCTTTTCCTAAGTCTGCTGTCATATCAGCAAAGGTTGCACCAAGTTCTTCCATCCTCATATTAGAAGTTTCTAATTCTGGACCCATTGAGTTCACAATATCTTTTGCTTGTCTCATGGCTTCATTATTAAAAGCAATCTTCTTTTCATTATCATCTAATTCATTTGATGCTTTTCCAACTGATACTGCATAAGTTTCATAAGCAACCTTAGCATCTACCATAATACCTAAATTATCTAACATCAACTTGGATTGCCTACCCATACCAGTAACAAGTGAATCTAATGCTCTTGTTGTATCTACTCCTAATGCAGCCCCTAATCTTTGTGCTGTATCAAACAACTCTGCCATTTCTTCATCTGAACCAACAATAGATAAAGCCATAGCATTGTTTGCTTTAGTCATTAATTGAATTTCACTTATAGTACCATTAGTTGCTTGTTTTAATTTTGATAATGATGCTGAAGTGAAACCAATTTTTGTTCCCATATTATCAAATGCTTGTGTTACATTTTTAAGTTTTGAACCTTCTTCTGATAGTTTTTTAAATCCACTAATTAAACCAGAAGCACCAAAGTATGCAGCAGAAGCAATTCCAACCTTCTTTGCCATTGAAGATAAACTTGAATTAACACCACCTAATTGTTTTTTAGCTTTTTTAGCACCTTTTACAGATACTTCAATTATTTCTCTATTTGTTGCCATTAGAATCCTTTGATTTTAAATAATTTAGTTCTTGATCTATTAACATAAAATCATCTATTATTTTTATTGGTGTTTCTGAAATTGAAGGGTATGGAGGACAAGAAAATGTTTTAGAATATCTATATTTTTTTATTGTATGTTGATAGTTTTCATTTATTAGATCAAAAGTATTACAAAAATAAAAATGTTCCTCATACAAAGTTTTACTAACTTTAGACATCCCTCTATCTATAATTTCATCATAGCACATTTCTATCTCCTTGTAAACATCATCTATATTTTTAAATAATTTTCTTTTACCAGTTACTGGTGATATAGCTTTGTAAGGAAATTTAAACCCATTATCTCCATTATTATTTACTCCATAGAATGAAAATGCTATATTTAAATAAAAAAGACAATTATCTATTTTTTTTTTGCAAGATAACTTATTGCTTCAACTGATATTGCTGTTATTTTAACATCATTATAAGCATTTAATTCCTTGCCTGATAACCCTGTAATTGCTTTTACTATATCATAACAATAATATAAGAAACCATTCTTTTCTGTAAATTCTGGAGTTCTTACTTTATGTATAAGAACAGCTAATGATTGTCTATCTTCATAAGTAGGTTCTATAAATTCTACTTCAAAATCATCAAAACCTTCACCTTTTATCTTTACTTTTTCCATTTCCTCATCCTTTACTTTATTTATATATATATATTAGTATTTGTCTTTAAGTGTTAAGTAACCCTTAATTAACTCTTAATTATGCAGTTTTAATTGCAACAATAGTACTTGAAGTTGCACCTGAATAAGTACATCTAAATGGAATAGTTTGTTTCCAACCATCATCATCCATACTTATTCCTGCACTATCAATATACACTTTTGGTGCATCAATTTGGAATACATCACCTGCTGATAAAGCTAAAGCCTTTGGTACAGACATATCTGTATCTATTGCTTCTAAACTTTCAGCATCTCTTTTACAAGTAAGTGAACCTGTTACTTCATATCCACCAAGTGAATATCCCATAGGTTTGAAATTACTACTATTATCAAAACCAATTCTATTAACAGGTCTTGCTATTGCTAACTCAAAACTATATAACAATAAATCTTGTTCATTTAATGTTTCAACTGTTAAATCATGCATATTAAACATAGTTTGTTGAGCAGACAATAAAGTATGTGTTCCACCTGTAAATGTTAATGCTGATTCTGTTGGTTGGTATGCTGTTTGAAATGTAGCAGTAGCCATAACTACACCACCATTACTACTTATATCACCTGATAATGTTAATCCAGTACACACACAAGATGTAAAAAACAAATCAGTACCTTCACCTGCATGAGCAGAATTTTCAAACCATAGTGTTACAGGCACAGCATTTGTTACACCATCTTTAAAATGTGTAACACTTGGCATAGAACCTATTAAAGTATTTGTTCCATCATCATCACCATACAATGCTCCACAAACTCTATTTATTGCTTGTGCTGTTGAATGAAAAGTTATAGATATATCATACATCCTATCATGTCTTTGCCATTTAACCATATCATCTGACTGAGTTAATGAACCACTACCTGTTCTTGGTGGTGCAACACTTAATGAATGTTTATGTATTTCATCAAAGGAATAATCAGTAACAGGCATTTCTAATGTAGTACCTGCTGCTAAACAAGCAGTACCCATAGTAACTTCAGTTCCAATTATAACTTTGGTATTTTGTTTTGTTTGAAAAGCTGTATCTAAAGCCATTATTTATTCCCTCCTTTATTGGTTTTTTTTATTTCTGTTAAGTATTCCTTTAATCCATCAGGAACAACTTTAATTTCTACTTCTAATCCTTCTAACAACCACAAGTGTTTTGAAGAAGAACCAAAAGAATTAAAATTCTTTGTATCATCTAATTCTTTATATGATGCTTTTGCTTTATATTTCATATTTATCCTAAGTTATTTAAGTGTTCACAAGAAAAATCCCAAGATGTAACTAAGTAATCCTCATATCCTTCTGCTCTTTCTATGTTAATCTCATTATTTCCACTTCTTAAATTATAAGCAGTAGTAGAATCAGCTAAAGATAGTGTTGGATTATCATGTATTAATGCTTCAAATAAACTAATCTGATTTAGTATATAGTCCTGGAATTGTTGATTATCTCTATCTAAGAAATAATAATGTATATCAATGTTAAAAGTTCTGTGTTCAGAGTGTTTAGTTACATCACCTTGCTCTGAACCTAATGGTGTTAATATAATAAATTGATTTGACTTGTTTGTTTCATCAAAGCCACTTAATACTGGACATTTCATTTCAGCCTTAATTTTGCTCTTTAAAGCCACTAAAATTTGTTTCCAAGAGTTGGTATAGGTGATACTCATTATCTTCTCATTTCTATGGTAGCATTGCTTTTATTTGTTTGTTTTCTATGGCTACTTACAACTTCAACTTCCCAAATATCACCATCAGTAGCTTGTAAACCCATAAATCTCCCTGATAATCCACCATATATATGTTGTAATCCACCTGTTATTATTTCAGGTGTGGTAACATCTCCAAATATCTTATCATTAGAAAAATGATGTACTTTAAAAGTGGACACTCCATATGCACCAGTTTCTTCAATTTCTATTTTAAGTAAATCATAAGGTTCACCACTATATTCTCCTGCAAGTTCAACTAAATCCATAGTTCCTGATACATTTCTGTATTTAATAGAACCTTTTTTATCATTAGCATCTACTTCAAAAGATAGTTTGAATATACCATCATTTAATTTGTCCAATAAACCTGATTTTTCAGGGTTAGTTACTAAGCTATAATAATAGTCTGCTTCTTCTGATGCACCTTCTTTTGCTCTAATTAAATTTGCTGATGCAATATAACATACTGACTTAATAATAATAGGGTCATATTCTTCTTCTATTGATACACCTGCTGTATCTATATCAGTTTGTTTAATCTTTTGTAAAGGTGTTGAATATCTCATATCAAGATAATTGTGTAGTTCTAAAGAAGCATCTACTAATGCTTGATTCATAAATGATGAATGATCTTCTCCTGATTCCATAATATTTTGATTTACATCAGAAGATGAAGATATAACAACAAAATCATTATCAGAATCATACAGCCATTGACCATCAGCAGAAGGAAAAAAATGTTGATATACAACAGAATCATCAATGTGAGATTCAGCAGATGTTCCCAACCTTCCTCTTATACAAGTCAAAGTATTTGTACTTATGCTTGATATATACATTATTTCATCATCTATTTTAATATATGATTCATTGGTACAATCAGAACCATTATCAACATCTATTTCTACTTCAGAGCTACTTATAACTTCATTTGCAAGAGTAAGAGCAGTTGTTCCTATTGTTTGTTTGCCTGAACCTAAATCATTACCATCTCTATAAAAATTATTAGCTAAACCTGAATTAGGACTTAAATATGGTGGTGCTGCATAACCCTCTCCTGATTCTTGTAATGTAAAACTGAATAACTGCCTTTTAGAATCAAAATCTGAAACCCTGCCAAAATATTTAGTTAAATCAGATATACTTGCATATTTAAAATTAGTAGCCATTAATCTCCTATCCTAAAATTATTGCTTTGATTGAAGAATTTTTAATTCTATTAACACTTCTTCCTTTTATTTCTTGTATAGTATTATATCCTGCTGAAGTAAATGATGAACCACCTGAATGTGCAGATAGTGAAGCATAAGTATATGAAAATTCTGCATCTGGTAAACTTGCTACCTGCCAATGATGATGTCCTTTATCATAGTCAATTTTACCAACTATTCTATCCATATATAAAAGATTACCATTACCATCATCAACTATATATGCTTTTTCATTTAATTCCTCTACACCAGTAACAGGGTTTTGTATTGTTTCTTGTGGTTGTGTTGCTATAGGTCCAAAACAAATTGTATCTGTTGTTCCACCACCAACTATTGTACCAAGTAAATCAGGAACACTACTTGCTAATGCAGGAAATGCTCCAACACCAAATGGTGTAGTTCCTGATACATTTGCAATACCAACTCTTGTTAAGCTGTTATTACTCATTGATTGTACTCTAATATCACCATTGTGTATAAATATATTAACTTTCTTATTTCTTAATCCTGATGATGTAGTATAATATTCTGTATCTAATACTGCTTGTATTTTAGGTAATACTGCATTTGATGAACCATTAAAAGTTGTATCTGAAGCATCTGTTGTAAATGCTATTGCTTCTTCTGTTGTTGTTCCATCTATTCCATTTGCATGATATTCATCTACTACAATATGAAAAGTATAAGCAGTTGAAGCAGCTAAACCTGTTTTTGTATTAGCTTTAATACCAGTTAATCCCCAATCTAAATATCCACCTTCTGTGAAGAATGGACCAATATTAACTGAACCTGGTACTAATCCTTCAGCTACTTTAGTTGCAGTTCTGGCTTTACCAAAGAAAGAACCTCTTGATTTAAAAGCACCTGATTTTGAACTAATACACAAGGCTGTATCAAAGGCTAAATGTTCATTACCAAAGAAATAATATAAAGGTGCATCATCTGCTATTGCAACAGCAGTTGAACCAAGCAACCCTCTTTTAATAGTTAAATTTTGCCCTGATATATTCAATACTTCAAGAACTTCAGTTCCAGCAACTATTAAATCACCTTCTTTAAACCAATCACCATCATCTACAACCATAAGTGTATCTGTAATTGCCATAGCATCACCATCATTAACAAGTACAGCAGTACCTGCTCCATAATTAGCACCATCAGGAAGTTTAACAGCTACAAACAATTCACCACTATTTAATGCAGAAGGTAAATCCCCTGAACCTCTACCTGAAGCATGATAACCTGCTGATTCAAAAGCAGCACCACCTGCATAAGCATAAGCTAAAACTCTATTATTAGGCAAAGAAATAAACTTTCCACCAGGCAATAAGAAACTCCAACTTCTAACACTTGTAGCTGAACCTGGACCTATATCAACTGAATTAGCTTCATCAGCAGCAGTTCCTGCTTTCCATTCCATTACACTAATAAGTATTTCAGAGCATACATTACTTTTATTTATTATAAGAATCTGTTTAGCAGATTGTAATGTGCTATTACCTTTTGAAGCACTACTTGTCATTATATTTATAAAAGCATCTCCATAATCTAATTCCTGATCAACTGAAAATAATTCTTTGTAATCACCTGAAACAATACAAGAATAGTCATTCTCTGCTTTAAGTGTTATCTCTGTTGTAAATTTTTTAGTAGCCATTTATCTCCTTAGCCTGTAATGTGATATTTAATATTTAATTGACAACTTATATCTGATGTGTCTGTTTCATTTTCTATAAAAGCTATTAATACTTTACCTGATGATACACTTGCACTATCTATTGCAAGAACATCTGTTTTTAATGATGTTGTTGTTGCTGCTAAAACTGAACCAATATGTGCTATAAGTGTTCCATTTGATAAATCACCAGTAGGTGTATGTAAATCATAACTATAAACATGAAAATTTAAATTTACTGAACCATCTGCTCTTGCTATTACTCTTATTGCATCAATAGATATATTATCCATAACATACCAATATGTAGGAAGTCCATCTATACTTCTTGAAACATGAGTAGATACATCTAAAGTTGTTGCAGGATCAGCACCTGTTCCAAATCCAGTATGTCCTGCATAATCAGAACCACTATCTGAAAACATCATATTGTTAGAAATCAAAGCATAGTGTTGTCCTGCTGATGGACTAAAATCATATATTCCAAATTCTTTATACATTGTATTCACATGGACACCATTAGCCTTAACAATACTATTTGTAGTATCAACTAATAACTTACTTGTTCCACTTGCATTTTGTACATCTAAAGCAGCAGTATTATCTGTTAATGATTTTACTTGTAATGCTCTATCTGAAACACTTAAAGAACTACTTGAACCATCTCCAGTCTTTACATTAGTAACTGATGTTGAAATACCATTATTAGAATTACCTACTTGGAGTATATCTTTATAAGTTGCATTTGGTGCTTTACCTGTAAAACTCATTAATTTTTACCTTTATTGATAATATAATATAACCTAATATATGTTTTTTTAAACATATATTTTAAGTTCCATCATAAATAGTTGATGGTAATGCTGTTGCTTTTATAATAAATGGATGATATGCAAGTCCATGTGTACTTCTAATTCCATAAGTTAAATGTGCTGCACTTGCATCACTTGATTTAAATCCTATATAATATGTTGTATCTGTATATGGTACTAATCCAGTAACTCCCCACTTAAAAACCATAACATCATCATCTACTTCATCATCTGATAAAGGTCCACCATAATCATATTCATATCCTACACCTAATGAATTGTAAGTAGAATTATCACTTAATCCTGCATATATAGTAACATCTGATGTACTTGTTCTATTCATATAAAATGATGCTTCAATTTCTACTTTACCACTTGGTGGTACAATAAATGTTATTTGGTGTGTAGCATCTTCTATTGTAAATGATGTTTGCAAAGTATGAGAAACAGCAGATGATCCTGATGGTTGTAAATAAGTATATCCTAATATTTGCCCATCTACTATACCAGATAAAGCATTGATACCTTTAATAGTTAAAGTATTTGTATCAAGAGTATTTATCTTAACATCAGTTTCTGATAGTTCTACACCTGTTGTTTTCTCACCTACTTTTAATATCTTGTATTCACTTTCCAATGGTTTGTCATCAGCAAGGGAAACTATGTTTTTTAGCTTCCCTTGAAAGATATTAACTAAAGACTTCTTTATTTCTGATAGTGTCATTATCTGAATTTCTTTATAATTGGTTTAATTTTATTCCACATTTCATCATCTTTTTTAGACTTAGTAATCTTTACTATTAAATCACCAATTATAAGTAATGCTTTAACTCCACCTTTTTTAGCAATCCATTTACCTAACATTGCCTGTAAAATCATTTTTTAATCCTATCTAATATAGGTTTTAAAACCATATCCCACACTAAGTCATCTTTTTTTGATGGACTAAGTTTAATACCTTTTTCTAACACATATAGTGCTAATAAAAACCATTCCCAGTTGCTTGTTAATAATTCCATTAGTTTATTACTCCTTCATCTATTAATTGAATGTTATCTATCCATGCTTCTACTACTTCTAATCTTTGTTTTAATTCTTGATATTCTGATCCTTTAAATATTGGAGGATGTGAATCCTTTTTTAATTGAGCAACTATTATTTCTAATTGCTCTATATATCTACCTTGCTTATTAAATGCCTTCCATAATATGTCATTAGTATTTTTTATTTTCATTTCTTTCTTGCATCCTCATGAATTTGTCTTTTAATCCATTACCACTTAGTGCTGCAATAATCTCTACTAATGTTTTAAAACTATTTTCTAAACCTTTTTGTTCTAACTGCATTTTCTTTTGTTGATCTATTAACTTAACAATTATACCTTCAACTCTACCAAATGATTCTCTTAATTCTTTTTGTAACTCATTCTGGATAAAATTATTTTGTTTCCATATATATACACCAAAAGCAAATGCTACAACTACTGGTATTCCATATTGTTCTAATATTATTAACCAATCCATTATACCACCACCTTAAATATAGTTGTTCCTGAACTTATCTTATCATGGCTCTTTGCATTGTATGCTTCTAAAGATTTATCTATTTTATACATATCATCATCATAGTTTTGTAAGTCTATTTTAATACCATCTCTATTTCCATTCTCATAAAAAATATAACAATTCTGTGATGCTCTACCTGCTAAGTTTAAAGCCTTCTCTGAGTAGTCATTTGCTCCACACATAGAACTGGACCTACCAAAGTTATCTCCAACTCTTGCAGAATGTATGTGTCCAAATATAACATAATCAACATCTATTCCTCTTTGTTTATATCTTCCCATAATCTGAATTACACTCTTATCTAATCCACCCTTAATAGCACCATTACCATGCAATATCAGTAAGTTTTGTCCTGCTACCTCAACTACTACTTCAGTAGGATCACCATCAATAAAATTAATATTACTACTCTTAAATAAATACCTTAATGTTTGGAAGATAGTATAATCATAATTATCAGAAGCTAACATTGTACTCCATCCCCAGTTATCCTTAACTCTTGATTCATTTCCAGTAACTGATGCAACTGATACATTAAAATGTTCATTTAGTTCCAGAATTACTTGTTGGAATATATCTACTGCTAAGAATGTAGCTTTAGTTCTATTAGTAGCCATAGATAGTAGCTCATCTAATCTTCTATCACTATTTAGTAAATCACCTGATTGTACAAGCAATACATTTGTTATAGATTGTGATTTAAAGTACATAATAGCCCTTTTAACAAAGTATTTACATCTTTTGGATGCAATAGTAAAGTCATACTTATTATGCTCTAAATCAATCAATTCATTCATATGAACATCTGAAAATTGAATTACACCAACAGCCTTAGTTGTTTGCTTGTGTGATTTAGTAAGTGTATTTAATTTATATTTGTCAAAAATCTCTTTCAGGTGCTTAGTATATTCTGCTATTGCATTTTCTACTCTTGCATATTCCCTGAAAGTCTTTCTTTCTATTCTATTTAAATCTTGGATTGATTGCTTTTGTTTAGCAAGTCTTACATTGGATTGAATAATTTCTACATCATCAGGTTGAAGTGGATGTATGGTTTTATAATAACATTTTTTGCAACCATACCTTTGTCTATCTTTATCCCATCCCTCTTTTGTAAGCTGAGATGAGAAGCAGTTAGGACAAACTAAATCCATATATTATTCCTTTATAATATAACCCAAGATACAAGAGACTATAAAAGTAATACCTGACCCAATCCCTTTAATCCAAGATAGTGTAACCTCATTATTCCTTACTCTACCATTTAATTTTTGTAGATGATTAAAATTAGCATCAACTTTGTCCTTGATGTATTCCAGGTGTGTCAATACTAATTCTGTGTCTTGTTTATTCATCTATCTCTGATAATGTTTTACTTAATTCTTTTGCTCTATTAGGAGTTTGTTTTGCCCATAAACTATCAAGCATCTCTATTGCTCCTGCTCTGTATTTACAATTTTCTATATAATGTAGTGTTTTAATAAAGTCAAATAGTTTGTTACCAAGCTGATAATACATATTCTGAAGTATGTTCTTTACTAATTGTGGTTGATCCTTGTACCATTGAAGTTTGTTTTGTAATACTCTTTCATTAGATATTAATCTTCTTTGTAGTATTGTATCACATACATCTTCATCTAATTCTAAAGCAGATACAAGGAATCCTATTCCTATTGTGTCATATCCAAGTGTGTCTTTGTACACCTTCTTAGAATAACCTTCATGTCTTTTAATTTCTTCTATTAAAGACATTATTTGTATTCAATATGAAATATAAATTCATAATCATCTGCTGCTGTTGTTGGTGTTCCTCCTGAAATTGCTGCAAAGTAAACACTTGTTGAATCACTTTCAGCTTGTAGTAAAAATGGTAAACCTTCTCCATTACCATCTGCATCACCATTTCTTGATGTATGAACTTGATTGTTTGTTAAGGAAGCAACATTATCTGACCAATCTATTGAAACAAATCCAAGTACTTTTGCTGCTTTTGCTAATGCATTAGTCCACAAAGAACCACTTCCAACAGCAGCATTAATTGTTCCTAAGTCTTTATCTACCTGCATAAATACTATATCCATATCATTAGCAGCATTATCTTCATTAAAAATAGATATTCCTATTAACTTAGAAGTTCCTCCCAATCCTAAAACTGCATTTGGTATTTCTGTTGTAGCAAACAAAACATCACCTGCTGCATAAGTATCAGTACTTAATGTTGGTGTTACTCTTATTACTTTGAAATCACTTTTACCATAAGAACCCATATTAAATACCCTCCACTTTCCAACCTTTTTTCTTATAAGATTTGTCTAAACCTTCTATATAATCCCTATATATTACTCTACCATTAGGTTTAGTAATTTTCAGCTTCTTTAATTGTTTTTTAACTTCTTTTTTAACTACTTCTTTTTTATCACCAGACATTGCAATCTCCTTGAGTTATCTTATAATGTTTCCATTTTTATCAAAATCTATACCACCAAAAAAACCAAGATTATCAGAACCTTTGCCTTTTTTTCTTCTATCAATTCTATCACTTACCTCTTGCATATAGTCTAAGTATTTCATCTTAGAACCTTTATAATATGCTTGTTGTCCTTTGTCTTTATCCTCTGCTAAACATAGTTTATTAGTAGGATCAAGTTCACATCCAAATTTTTTATTGTTTAAATTACCTATATCTTTTTTAGGCTTTGATTTTTTAATTATACTTTTCATATGATTGTATAAGGGTGGCTTTTACACCACCCTTATTTATTAAGAAATATCTATTAAGCTATTTCTGTATGTATTTCTACACCATGTAAATCAACTAACTCACTAACAGCCCAATAGCCATTAGCTACTAAATTAGTAGAAGCACCAAGTTCATTTCTTTCAGAAGCAATTTGTATAAAATTACCTGCACCAAAATCAATGTACCCTGCACCTAAAGCAGTCTTAGCATATATAGCACCTTTTTTTCTTCCAGTAGCACCATCAATTACTTGTGGTGAAGTATAGAAAGCAATTCCAGCTAAGTTTGTTACAAAGCCTGGACCATAGAACTGCTCACCTATTGATGAAGCACCACCATGTGCAAAAGCACCAACACTTGAAGATGTTGCAGTTAATGCTAATTCATTAGATAAACCAAATGAACCATACATTTGCTGTGGGTGTAATACTGCACTATAAGGTCTTGGAGCATCATTAGTTTCCAAAGAAGCTACTGCATCCATAATATCAATGAACCTTAAAGAATCATCAGTACCTTTTTCTGTTGCAAAACCATCAAATAAAGCACATACATTAGCATCAAACTCTGTTGCTACTGCATTACCTAATACTTGACCTGCATTAACCATTAAAGCATCATTGTTACCATAAGAAGCAAGGTCTGTAACTCTTGCATTGATATGATTTCTTAATACTTCAACACTTGTAGCTGCTGTTGTAATACTTGTTGCTGCTACTTCAGTATCTTCATCTCCTGTTGCTTCATTAGTAACATCTGAAGCACCTAATTTAGTATATACAGGAAATTGTACTGTATTTGAACCTGGAACTGCTGGTGCCATTGACATAGTGCCTGGACACACAGAAGCCTTATTAAATTGAACAATAGCTGCTGCAATAGTCTTTCCTAAACCACCTGCTGCTATTCCTACATCTGTATTTGCCATCTTATTATTTCTCCTAAGTTAAAATTATTTAATGAAGCCTTGTGTACTATCTTGTATTGCTGCTTCAGCACCTTTAGGGTCTTTCATAGCAAATTCCTGCCATGAAGAATAACCACCCATTTCACCTGCTGAACCTGTTGTTGCTCTTGCAGTAGATGTTGATGGAGCATTAACATTAGTAACTTTGCTTACATAAGTTTCAAGTTTATTCAAATCACTCAAACCTTCAGCTATTGATCTATCTGTATCATCAGTAATCTTAGACATTAATGATTCTCTTTTATCAGTTTGATAAGTATTCCATTGTTCAGATTGTCCTTTAAATGTATCTCTTTCTTTAGAAACAATATCAAGAGCTTCTTTTAGCTTACCATCTTCTATCATTTTATTCTCTTGTTGTTGTTTAGATGTCTGATTCATTTTATCAATCTGTGCCTGGAGTTTACCAACCTGTCCTGCTAAATCATTCTTTGCTGAGTTAACTTCTGCAAATCTATCATAAGGAACATTTTTATTATCAGCTTGTGTGCTGGGATTGTTAGCCTGTGGTTCTTCAGGGGTTTGAGTTACTACATTTTCTTCTGACATTTTTTACCTCTGTTTGTTGAGTATTAATTGAAAATTTCTATTTATAATATAATTTAGTAAATCTTTTAAACAATATTTATTTTTTACCAATCTTATGAAATCTTGTTATATATTTTTGATTTCTTTTAATGTGTTTGTGGTATTCTCTTGCTACATATTTTAATACTGCAATAGGCATTGGTCTATCCTCTGATGTGATTGTACCCTTCTTCCCAAATCTTTTTCTTAACCCTTGCACTATATTACCATAAGTTGGAAACCCTGTTTGGAATCCATTTGGATTTGCTTTTACAAATGAACCTAAATCATTTACTAAATCTCCTGTTAATACTGGTGCAATCTTTGTTGAAGATTGTCTTTTAAATTTATTAGCTGCCTTCTTAGCACCATAAGACTTTGAATACTTACCATCAAGCCATTGACCACCATGAACATTCTTACCTTTATCAAAGATAATTGCTTTGATCATATCTCTTGCTTCTTTACCTACCCTATCCCAGAAAGGTTTATGTGATAGCTTAGTTATTGCCACTTGATAATTCCTCTGCTTTCTTTGGATTATAAAAACTCTTACTCATTTTTATCCTTGATATTGATTGCCATTTATGTCTGCAATTATATCCACCTCCAAATGATAAAACACTTGAACCAAATTCTCTTTCAATTTGTTCTGATGTTATTGGTGGAGATGAACCCATAAGCAAACATATATCTCTTGTTTTACCATCTATTGGTCCAATGTATTGATATAGAGTATCATCAGGTTCTTCATCCATCATAGACCTTGTTACTGACCTTGAGTAATTATTTAATGATGTTGTAACTAATGTTTCTACTTGTGAAGCAGATAGTGCTGCTGATTCTATATTAGCTATTATTTGTTCTCTGGTTAGTCCAGTAAATACACCTAATGATAATTGCTGTTGCATTTGAGCAGCAAGATATGGAAGATATGCTTCCCATACCTGTGAATCCATAGCTATAAGTAGTTGTATTTCTTCTTCAGTCATCATTAACCTGTGGTTTTATATCTTTTAATACCTCAACATGAGCCTTCACATATTCTTTGTTTATATTAGATAATTTTGATTTAACTACTTCTTCCATATTCAAACCTAATAAAGTGGTTGCAAAGTCTTTATTGCTTATACCTTCTTTTACTTTTAATAATTGATCTACTATATCTGTTATACCATTGATATACATTGATGATATTTTATTAGATGTTTTATCTATTGTTTTTTGAATAGCCATTACTCAGTAGTAGGTTGTTGTAGTATTGATAACAATGAATTAGCTTCTTTAACTTCAGGCTTCTTAGTTCTTTCAGCTAAGTATGCTTCTGCTTCTGCTCTATCTAAATCAGGATTCTGTTGCATTAATACATCTGCTAAATCAATAAGTCCTTTACCTAATTCCCATTCCCATTTATCTCTTTGTTCCTGGTCTGATAATACATCAACTGATTCACTAAAATCTACATCTTCTAAATCACCTGTATCTCTACCTTGTTCTACTGCTACCATTAATCTTTCTAATTCAAATAACTTATACTCTATATCTCTCCATCTAACAACATCTGACTTTCTATTATCTGTTAGTTCCAAGTTTCTCATCTTTAATGCAACTCCTGAAGCAGGAGTAGTAGCTTCAACAAATGATGATGATAAACCATAGTTCTGTGCTAACATCATATAAGATGATTTTATTGCAGCATCTAAAGCAGGTACTGAATTAGGTGGTGAAACAATACTAATAGCACCATCAACACCTAAAAAATTTATCTTATCTTGTCCAACCTGAATATCATTTTTTTCTATGCCTGAACCATTAACATACATGAAACCAAATGATTGAAATTGTATATTAGCTGCCTTATTTAATTCAGCACAATTTATAGTAAGATTAGTCTGTATTAAATCTGGAGAAGCATTAGTATCTAAGTAATCTGTTTCAGGCTTACCATCTCTAAAACATTCAATGAATGGTAATACACCATAAGGATTAACCATATCAGGATTATCATCTGATGTATATTTCTTTCCTAATGAATCAAATACAAATGTATTCTCTGCATCCCAATAAACAAATTGTTCTGGTGTTGTATCTAATACACTTGCTTTCTGTGCTATTGGATATACTATTGCATAAGGTGTTAAAGGATCAGTATCAAACAATGGTTCATAGTCCATAATAATATCATACTCAATAGAACCAGTACCATCTTTAATTCTCCAACAAGGTTTGAGCAAGACACCATCTAAAAGGTTACACATCCTCTCTACCCTCTGCATTTTCAAATCCTTACCTGTAAAATAATCAGGAGTATCTTCATTGGTATAAGTTCTTATTGGTGGTGTCATATAAACAAGAGATACTCTGTCTATAACCCTTTTAGTAATATTAACATTAGGAATAGGTACTTTAGATAGTGTGGATTCACTAAAGTATTTACCTATATAATCAGCAGTATTTCCTTTATAGTAATCTAATGCTTCATATCTTCTTTGCTTCCACTTGTTCTTTCTCTGTTGCTGTACATCAAATTTTGAATATAATACTGCTAACTTACCTGTTTCTGGAATCATATTGTTCTCCTGTTATCTATCTTGAGTTCCTATTAATGGTTTAACTACTGGAAATTCCCACTCTACACCATATCCAAAAGCATCAGACATGTGTGTAAGTTCTTTGTTGCTCTTATCTATATCTCTTGTTCCTTCTTTGTTTGTAACCTTTTCCATATCCCCAATCAACATCTTACAAGACTTATCTATTAGTATATTGCCCTTAGATAAGTTGTTATTAACTGCATTAACTCTATTAACAACTCTTGGATTAATATGCTTTACCATTACCCTTATAGAATTTTTTCTTACTATTGAAATATCACTATGTGAACTGGATGAATGCCTACTTTGACCAGTTGCATCTGGATACCCATAATAAGTTTGTCCAGGATACAATCTTTTAACCTCATCACACATTCTTTGTGTCATTAAATCCCCTTCACCTCTATGGTATAAGGCAATTTCTTTGACCACTCTAATTTGTGGCTTTTGTGTGTATATTTGGAAAATGCAGCAACATAAGGGGTCCACATTCCAGTCAAAACATATTCTAAGTGGTAAGTTAGGATTGTAGGATACTTCACCTGTGTGCTGTTCTCTATTGAAAGCATAATAAGTTGCTCCTCTACTTAAATTAACAAATTGTCCATCCATATATGCTTGTAGCATCTTCTCATCATAGTTGCTTTCAAGCAGTTTAATATAGTTCTTAGGTAAGTATTTATTGTCTTTAGTCTTACCATGTATTAATAATCTATCATCATTATCATCTTCTACAAATATCTTATGGCAATAATGATAACCTTCAGGAGTAGATACAATATACATCTGACAATCTTCTGATCCTCTCATTCTACCAATAGCTTTCTTAAATGCTATATCACAATTCTTATATGATTCTACATCAAACTCATCAAATCCTATATATGTTAATTCTGCTCCAATAATTCTTTGTGGCTTCTGTAACTGATATATCTTAATAGTTCCATAAGGTGTTATAAACCTATGCTTACTAATATTGTATTCATAATAGATACCTTTAGCTTCAAGTAGTTCTTTAAATGGATTAACAAACAATTCTTCTGCTAAATCATAAGTAGGATATATTACCCAGCCATTAGACACACCTTTATTATTCTTTTTTACTATGTGGCTAATAAAAATTCTTCTTGTGAAAACAAATGTTTTTCCACTTCCAAAGCCAGAAATTAATCCTGTAACAGGCTTCTTTGATGTTAGAAATTTCCATTGGTGTGGAAAGTAATCTTTCTTATGTAGAGTTAAATTATAACTCATCAAACTTTATATCATCTATATTTCTAACTAATTCTAATTCCTGCTTCTCTGTATATCCTCTTTTCTTACCTTTACACTTCAAGAAGAATATAGTAGCTATAACATTATTTTCTTTTATAAGTCCTTGTAATTGTGATTCAGCAAAATCTAATAAACCTTCTTTAACATCTACACAAGCATCAGCAAACTCCTGATCTGCTTCTCTCCATTGATAGTAAGTTTGTCTTCCAATGTTGGATTTCTTACATGATACAGAGACATTACCTGAATTAAGTTCCAGTATCTGCAAGAACTTTTCTTTTTTATCAGAAAGTGTACTTATTGTACTATCAGAATCTTTATTTTGTGTATTTTTAGCCATATAGTAGTATTGTAATATAACCTAATAAATTAATTAAAGAAGTTAAAATATTGTTTATTAAGGCTTTTCTTGTACTTAACTGCTTCTTTTTTAGTAACAAATCTCTTTCCATTTACTATATATACAAATCCTAATTCTTGTTTAATATCATTGTTCATCTTTTTATAAAACTAAAGATATGTTCTATTATAGGTAAAGTCCAACCATCTCCTAATAGACTTGCAGCTCTATTTCTTGTAAGTATTGAAGTCCAGCCATCTGGAAATCCTTGTAATCTTTCTAATTCTATTTGATTTAAAATCCTTAATTCTAAATTATCATTTACATACAAGGGATCATTTGCTTCTAACAATGCTGTTGATTTATCATCATATATTCTTCTATATTCTTTATTTTTTTTAAGATTAATAATACTATTCTTTTTTAAACTCTTATATCCATTTTTATTTATATATTTAAATATAAATTCTTCTTTTTCA